TAAATCGTCATTATAACCTCGTTGTGCTTCTGCTCGTTGCCCATTCCATATAAATACATATAATTCATCCGTTAGACGTTTACTTCGTATGATCGGAGACTTTTCTCTAAAATATGTTTCTATTTTTGAAATGATTAATGGTCTAGTACGTGATGTTGTAGAAAATCCTGGAACTTTTTGTGATTTGTTTTTTAAATCATAATTTTTAGCTAAATGCACATCCTCATCTATATATGCATCTTGTTTGTAAGAATAATATAAATTTTCATATCCTTTATCAATTGCAATCTGTAATACTGCCCATCCTATATTTGCATTTTCAATTACCAATAATGCATTATTCCATTCTGTTGCAATTGTAACCAACATGTTGCCATATTCGGTAGTACCTAATTTTCCTTTGTATTCTGCTACTTGAGTCATTGATTCAATTTCTAATACATGAAATGCTGAATAATCTGCTCCGTCGCCTCGAGCAACATCTGCTACAACTGTATATGCCTTCGTATAATTTGGATAATCCCAAATCCAATAATTTCCATCAAAGCCTCTTTTTTCTTTTGGCTCTTGTATATATGTTTGTTCGTACCATTGTATGATAGGGCCATCTACTACTGTATGGCCAGACGAAATAAAATCACAATCACATTCTTGTGATGCAGCTTTTTCTCCTAATAATTGAGTTTGTTCATCTCTCCATACTTGATCACGTTCAGGATGTACTGTCCAATGTAATTTGATTGCATTAAATCTTCCGCCGGATACAGCGTCATTCCATGTTTTATGAAATAAATTTCCAGTGCCATTAGGAGTAGATAACATTATAGCTCCTCCACCTGTTGCCAATGTTTGTTGTGCTGCAGTCCATATTTCATCTATACGATCTATAAATGCAGCTTCATCCATTACTAATAATGATAATGCTTCCGACCTACCAGCATCCCCTTTTGAAGATATTGCTTTGATCTGCGAACCATTTTTAAATCTTAATGAAAGTTTATTATCTTCTACACTTTTACCTTTTAACCAACTAGGTAAATTATCATGCATCACTCTTACTTTTGTTACTAAGTTTTTTGCCACATCTTGTTTAGTCGCAATAACCAATACATTGTAATCTGATTTAAATAACATACACCATAATGCATACCCGGCTGATAATGTCGATATACCTAATTGTCTAGATTTTAATATTATATTATATCTATGCTCTTTTAACTCAGTTAACGCATCTTCCTGGAATGGATATAAATTGAAAAACATCTTACCTTTAGTAGGATGTTGTATAATACAATATTTACGCATGAAATGTACGGGGTCAACTGCACATCGTTTGTATTCTTCTTTTACTATTTCTTTAAGAGATTTCTGTGTCATTTAATTAAATATATAGAAAATTATAACACAATCAAAATAATTAGAAGGATAATTCCACCGCTACCCATTCCAAATAAATTTCGTTGTTTTTTGTAATGTTTTGTTTCATCTTTAGCAACAACTATTTGATCATCTTTTAATCTGATAACTTCTGAAATAACATCCATTTCACTTTGAAAATTTGATTCTTTTTGTTTATAAGATGATATAATAGTATCTTTTATTGATAATTGTTTTTCTAATGTTTTATGTATCTGACGTTCTATAACTATCTGTTCTTTTGCAAGATCCCCGATTTCTAAATCTTGTATCACCTTATGCATTAGCCATTTACTAACACAAATTATTGAATCACTTTGAGTATCTGTCTGAGAGATACTTGTTGATGTCGCCAACAGTATAAGTATTAATATGTTTAATTTTTTTAGCATATTTCTTTTTTAATTTGTAAATTTGATTTGATTTATTTACTAGAGTAGATTGTAATAAATGTAAAGAATCATTTAAATTATGTATATTGTTATCTAATGAATCTCGATTGTTTTTATATTCTACAACTGTATTAGTTAAACTATCAATCTGCGACTGCAATACTTGTTCTCTTAGATCGAATGTATTATTTTCATTTTTATAAAAGTATGTATATGCAATAAATAAAACAATCCCAAGTGTTATGATAGAATATATATTTGGTTTAGTGTTCATTAGTTATAATAGTATTTAAAACTGTATTAATATGTTCTTTTAATTGCAATTCAACATCTTTCTCTAAACTTACAGTTGCGGCATCTAATTTTTTATTGAGCAAAACTTTATCTTTACCTAATTTTTTTAACATTTGTACGGCTTTAGATTTAGATATATCATCACCGGCATTTTTCCATGTAGTTAATTGTAATTGTATATCTTTTACAACTTTATCGAGTTCTTTACCCATTTTTGTTATGTCTGATTTAGTTGTCATTTTTAGATTCCAAGTTATTTAAAATTTCGTCTTTTAAAGATTGATAATCACTATCAATTTTTTTCATATATGCTGATACATCTATATCTTCACTTCTGCCATCGGCATTTTGCCAATATGTTTCTGTTACGGCTTTTTTTAATTCTTCTACTTCTTTATCAACATCATTCATCCATGATTTGGCATTTGCTAACATTTTTTTTCTAGAATATTCTTCCCATGCTTCTTTGCCTTTTGCTCTAATTAATGTCTCTTCTTTGGTTACACATGAAAAACATTTTTTATATATAAAATACATCTTTAAATTTAAACGTTCTTCATCCACATCTTTCATTTTAGAATCACAACAAGGGCAATTAACCGGAACATTTAATATTTTATTTATTTCTTCACGTACACTGTTTGCAGGAACTTTAGATCGAAACCCATCATGTTGAGTTATTTTCCATACAGTTCCAGATTTAGGATCTGTTTCTTCCCATATATCACCAATTGCATGCACTTGATTTCGTTTGGCAGTTGCTGCTGCATCTGAGAAACCATGTGTTTTTCTTGTTTGTGATCTATGTGTTCCAGCAATCATCTGTTTAACTGCTTTTACGTTTTGTAACTTGTCTTCTGCTGCCATACTATTTTTTTATTTTAAAGCTTTTTTTAATTTTGCAACGAATGTTGCTTCATTACCTTTTATATCTAATCCACTAATTAAATCGATAATCAAATCTTGTTGGGCCATTGCTGATTTGCTTTTCATTTTAGATTTGAATTCATCTGTAAATTGTCCCATTCTCATATCAACTCTACCCGGTACAGCTTCATTAACTGATTCGTCTGTAGTGTTATCTGCAGATGACAATTGTCTTCCTACTCTAGATTTAATTGCTTCAAAATCTTTGGCAGATACACCTACATTTTGTAATAATGCTGTTAGTAAATTGATCTTCTGAGACCTTGGTAATTTAGATACTCTACCTACATCAATTTTTTTTAGGCCTTGATTTAGTGCTGCTTTAGCTCCACCCAATTTACCTGATACAGATGATCCCACTTTAGATGTAAATGAATCAGTGGCTTCTGATAATCTTTTTATAATTTGTTTGCGTATTACTTCACGTAATTTTATTTCTTTCATGTTGTTCCTTTTCATGTATTTAATATAAATATACTAAACTTATTTAGTAAATCCTTTATCCATTGCAAAGTTTGCTCTACTAAATTCTAACCTGTCAACTAATTTAACTCCATTGCCGATACGATCAACTGCTACATAACCTTCTGGTGCAGTAACTTTAAGACCTCCCTGGCCATCATCCACAAAATGTTTTGTTGAGTATATGGCAGAATTATATTTATTTACAAATATCATTTTTGCGTCTGCAAATAGTTTTGATACTTTAAATAAATTGATAATATCTTGTTTTCTAAATTCTATATTAGCTCTTTGTTGTTGTCCTACTAATGTTGCTTTTTCTTTACCTTTAACTGATTTTAATTTTTCTATTCTTTTATTAATTTTTCCTTGTGCCCATCCTAAAAATGCTTCATATGATTTTGTTGGATCTTCCAAGAATCTATTTGTTTTTATTTCGCTATTAACATATATGTTTAGTAAAGCCGATGGCAATTCATTATAATTAACCTTTATTGAATCTGCTTGTTTAATTTTAGTTAAGACTTCTTTAGCCTCATTATTAGTTAGTAACACTGTACCTGTTGTATCTTTAAAAAATGCATCATCATACCATACATTTGGATTTTCGCGTAATCCACTTACATCTGCACCAAAAGATGCAGCACTCTGTAAATTTTTATATGTTGTATGAAATACTATACCAATTTTTGATCTTGCAATTTTTTTACCTAGATCTGAATCGGCCTCTACTGCATATGTAATAGTATTAGGTTTGAATGTGTAATGAGGTTTACCATCAATTGATTGTGTTTTTACAGAACTCTTATCGAACATAAAATCGCCTTGAAGAATATTTTTTATACCTAATGATGGAAAGTATTCTAAGGCTTCTAATAATTTTTTTGCTAGACCCGGGGCCTGTCCATGATTAAGTTCTATATCTTCTTTTGTGTAGTTAATCTTAGGTTCTATATTAAAGACGGACTTTGTTCCTACAAAGAATTTACCATTGTCAGGATTGATGCCGGTAAAGATAGCAGGTGCGCCGTCCCATTTAACAGATGTATTAACTTTTGCATTAGAATTGCCCTTTAAATTCTTAATAAGTTCTAATAAAAATGATTTGGCTAATTTATATCCTTGTGCACCTTGAGTGATTAATAATTCTTCTAAATGAGTTAAATGTGTATTTGCAGATGCTTCTGTTAAAATATTTTCTTGTACAGGCATTAATCTAAATTTAAATGCTGGCCGACCATTTATTAATAAATCTCCTTTTTCATTTTTAGTTATAGATTTAACAACTACTTTTTTATTTTTAAATTTACCCATTAATACAGTATCACCAATGTTAACTGGAACTGATATATCTTCCATTATGGATGACCACCACTCTTTTGTTAATAGTTGTTCTTGTACTAATGACTCTGGTTTCATTGGATCATTTTTTGTACTATCTATTGCATCCTCTGCTCCTAGGAAATCTAAAAAGTTATAACCAACATTAGTTGCAATATTTTTTATATAATTCTGCCACTTTTTATATGCAGGCTTACCTTTTATATTACCGGTATAATCTGTTCCGGACATTGATGTTCCTGCCTGCCCTACTGGAAAATATGAGACACCTAATGGAGGGCCATCTGGAAAATTAGTATTTCCTATTTCTGACATGCCACCATCCATGATATAATTTAATACTGAATATCCTAATGATTCGGCCATTTTTTTAGATGACTGTTCATATGCAGATTGGCTACCATAAAAATATCTAGGGCCATCATCTACATCAGTATTACTTCCAGCTGACGTTACTGATGCTTCATTGATAGGATACTTCAATAAAAAGTTTCCTATTGTTTCTTGTTGTAAATTTTTAAATTTATCTAATACCATTTGATGTATTGGCTTATTATAAAATTTCATTATGGCTTTAAACATCTTGGCATCTGTGTTTGCTAATGATTGTCTTAATGTTGTTCCAGACATTTCTCCTATACCAGGAACCTTTAAAGATACATGAGGTGCAATTAATGTATATGCTCCATCATTATAACCTACAGTTGCTACACCTTCCCATGGTCTAAAAAATTTGCCTCCTAATCGTTTTGCATCCTTCTCTCCTACCATGAATACCGCTGCAGTCGTCTCTGGATCAAAGTCCTTTAATAATTCAACGGATTGATATGGATTGCGAACTTGTACAACATTATTAATGCCGTGCTTATTAATTATAGATTGCTTCTCTTTGAAGTTTAATGGCGACTTAGGTAATTTTACTTTATCTGATGTTACTACAAACGTATTTTGTTTGCCAAACTTTTTTGCTAACCAATTATAGGTTTGCACATGATGTGGACCCATTGGTTGAAACCTACCTGGATATATTGCAATTACAGTTTTTATCTTTTGTTCTGTTATTAATTGTTCTGCTATCCAATTTCCTAGGTTGTTCATAATTTCTTTGTTTATTAAAGATAAGAAAAAAATCTCACGATTCCTAATCTTTTTATATAAATATT